GATCTGTATTACCCTCTACACCCATCTTGGGTGGGTCGAAATGCAAAATTGCATGGAACCCATCCAGAGTGTGGAGTGTTGTCCGGTGTGATGGAACAAGGTGGTAAGCTTCGCATCTTTGCGAGCCCACTAGTCACCCTGAACAATGCACTTGAGCCTCTTCAGCTCTATCTCGACAAATTCCGAATTCAATGCCCATGGGATGTCTTTAAAGGACAATCTGCAGGCAAAGACTGGGTTGTGCAGAAAATGGAAGAAGGATTCTTAATTGATTCCATCGACCTATCATCTGCAACATGCCGTTTTCCCTTTGAAGTCCAACTTGAGGTGTGCCGATTACTCGGAGCACCCAAGGAATACATTTCTCTTTATGAGAAGGTATCTCGTGGAACCTACAAAGTGTCAAAGACAATGCAACCTTATTTCGGAGACTCAATAACCTGGACAGTGGGTCAGCCCTTAGGGACTAATCCATCTATGTCTTCCTTTGCCCTTACACATGGCCTGCTTATTTGCGGGTTGTGCGTTGAGTTAGGCATCTCACCTTATGATACATTTAAGATCATGGGGGATGATGTGGTTATGTGTGATCATAGTTTAGCAATTGCTTACCGTGAAATCATGTCGTCTTTAGGCGTTGGTATCAGCGAACACAAGTCATATAGTTCGAAAACTTATGCTGAATTTGCTGGTTATTCCATTACCGCTCATCACCAGGTTCGTCCTGGTCGATGGAGACGGCCCACACGATTAAATATCGTTGGGCTTATGACAGATTTAGGTGCACATGCAGTCAATGAATTGCTAGATGATCCCTATCCAGCGCTACTATTAGCGTTTCGATCCGGAATTTATCAGCCATCATTGAAGGACTATTCTATGTTTGTGAGATTGAACACCTTCCTTCTAGAAGAAGAAGAAAAGGATGCTCGAGCTCGTAAGACATGGTATAGTGGAATTGTCCGACTTTGTCAGAAGCAGCTAGCTGCACCTTACTTTGTCGATCCGCAGGACACCAATTTCTTGGACCTGTTCCCGAACTGCAAAATTGCAGACAAAATCCGCTTCTCG